GTTATTCTGATAACGTAGCTAGTACATTTGTCAAGCATATTGCTTGTCCTAGTTGTGGTAGCAGTGATGCTAATGGGTTGTACAGTGATGGTCATACATTCTGTCACAGGTGTTTCACAAGGAGCGATGGCGATAATGAGATTGCTTCAAAACCAAAAGAGAGAACGATGAGTAACTTAACTTTTTATGAGAACGCAAAGGTATCAAGTATTGTTGACAGAGGCATTGGCTCTAGCACGTGTCAACACTATGGTGTTAAGGTAGATAATGATAAGCATTACTATTCTTACTTCGATGAGTTTAATAACTTGACAGCAGTAAAAACTAGGACCGTATCAAATAAAACATTTAGTATTGCAGGTGACTTCAACAAGGCAGTGTTGTTTGGTCAGACAAAGTTTAGTAAAGGCGGTAAGTATCTAACAATCTGTGAAGGTGAGTTAGATGCGATGGCAAGCTATCAGATGATGGGTAGTAAGTACCCAGTAGTTAGTATTCGTAATGGTGCACAATCTGCTATCAAGGACTGCAAGGCACAGTACGAGTGGATTAACAGCTTCGAGACTATCGTGTTGTCATTCGATAGTGATGAGGCAGGTGTCCAGGCTAGCAAGCAAGTAGCAGAGTTGTTTGGTAACAAGGTTAAGATTCAGAAGATGACTGCTTACAAAGATGCGTGTGAGTATCTACGACTGAATAAGATTAAAGAGTATTTAGATTCATGGTGGGCAAGTGAGCAGTACGTACCTGATGGTATTGTGCAAGGCTCACAGCTTTGGGACTTGGTTAATCAACCAGTTGAGAAGGCTGATGTGATGTACCCATATCATGGGTTGAATGATTTAACTTATGGCATTCGTAAGGGTGAGTTAATTACTCTTACAGCAGGTAGTGGTTTAGGTAAGTCTCAGTTCATGAGAGAGATTGTGTATCATGTGTTAAAGAATACTCAAGATAACATTGGCTTGATGTTCTTAGAAGAATCAGTAAAGAAAACAGCTAAGTCAATTATGTCTTTAGCTATTGACAAACCATTACACTTACCTGATGTGCAGGTAGAAGGAACAGAATTAGAACATGCTTTTAAAGAAACTTTGGGTACTGGTAGGTTATATCTTTTTGACCACTTTGGCTCTACCGATATCGATAATATTATTAATCGTGTTAGGTATATGGCTAAAGCTCTTGGTTGCGGCTACATATTTCTTGACCACGTCTCTATTGTAGTCAGTGCACAAGAGAATGGTGATGAGCGTAAAGCATTAGATGAGATTATGACCAAGCTTCGCATGCTAGTAGCAGAGACAGGTATTAGTTTGTTTGTTGTGTCTCACCTTAAACGTCCTGAGAACAAAGGGCATGAAGAGGGTGCAGCTACATCATTAGCACAGCTTAGGGGTTCAGGTAGCATCGCTCAGTTGAGTGACATGGTGATTGGTTTAGAGCGTAATGGACAGGCAGAAGACCCTATTGAACGTAACACTACAAGAGTGCGTGTGTTAAAGAATCGCTTCAGTGGTATGACTGGTCCAGGTTGTAGTCTTTTGTATGATAAGATTACTGGTAGAATGAATGAACGATTTGACGATAAGGAACTTTGATGCATAAGATTGGACAGTACTATTTTAACATTGCTAACATTACATGGATTATTAATAGAGAAGTGTTTTTCAATAATGGTAAATCCCTATTGCTAACAGAACCTGAAATCCAGGAGCTATTTGCAATTCTGTTTAACGAACCAAGAGAGGAAACTGTTTCTCAAAGTATACAAAAGCCTAAGAATGTAAAGAATAAGAAACAATGACGTTAGAACATTACATTGTTGGCTTGACTGGTTTAGGTTATTTTGTGGTAGGTTTACTACAGCTATCAAAGGGTAGTATTCCTAATGCAATGATTTGGATTGGTTATTCTTTTGCACAGATAGGGTTGTGGATTAACTTAAAATAGTGTATAATATATGTTATGAAAATAATACTTGACATTGAAACAAATAGCACACATGATAATATTTGGTGTGCAGTTACAAGAACCCTTGACACAGATGAAGTTATATGCCACACAGAATCAAAGACGTTAAAGCCATTACTAGAGAAGTGCGACACAATTATAGGACACAACTTAATCAGCTTCGATGCTCCAATCCTGAACAGATTATGGGGGACAACGATTCGGTTGAGTCAGATAACAGATACCTTGATTCTCTCAAGGCTACTGAGTCCAAGCTTAGAAGGAGGTCACAGCCTAGCAGCATGGGGTCAAAGACTAGGGAATCAGAAGACTGAGTTCAGTGACTGGGATGGTGGTTTAACACAGACGATGATGGATTACTGTGTTCAAGATACAGCAGTAACAAAGCAGTTGTATAACATGCTTGTAAGTGAGTTAAAGAGTAAAGAGTTTAGTGAACAATGTATCAAGCTAGAGCACCAGGTTCAGGCTATTATAGCCAAGCAAGAACGCAGTGGCTTCAAGTTAGATGCACCAAGAGTTATGTCTTTGTTAGCAATGTGGAAAGCAGAGTGTGAGCAGATTAGTGATAAGCTCCAGGAATTGTTTCCTCCTATTGTTACAGAAAGATTTAGTGAGAAGACAGGTAAGCAGTTGAAGGACAATGTAGAAGTGTTTAACGTTGGTAGCAGACAACAGATTGCTAAACGTTTACAGTCTATGGGTTGGATGCCTGATAAGAAAACTGAGAAGGGGCAGGTCATTATTGATGAATCTGTACTTGAAGCTTTGCCCTACCCTGAAGCAAAAGAGATAGCAAGATACCTGCTACTACAGAAGCGTATCAGCCAAGCAGAATCATGGCTAGAAGCGATGCAAACAGATGGACGAGTACATGGTAAGGTAATTACCAATGGAGCAGTAACAGGTCGTATGACGCACCACAGCCCTAACATGGCACAGATACCAAACAGTGGTGCAGTATATGGTAAAGAGTGTAGAAGTTGTTGGACCATAGAGAAAGGGTATAGGTTAGTAGGTATTGATGCTTCAGGTTTGGAGCTACGAATGCTTGCTCACTACATGAATGATGAGGGGTATACTACTGAAGTCGTATCAGGTGACATCCATACAGCAAATCAAAAAGCTGCTGGGTTGCAAGAGAGGAATCAAGCTAAGACGTTTATATATGCATTCCTCTATGGTGCAGGAAGTACCAAGATTGGGAAGATTGTTGGTGGTTCAGCGAAAGAAGGACAGCAACTCATTGATGCTTTTCTTAAGAACACACCAAAGCTCAGAGCGTTGCGTGAGAAAGTTGCTCGCATCTACGCTGAGAAAGGCACGTTACCAGGTCTTGATGGACGTAAGCTACTCGTTAGGTCCGAGCATTCAGCCCTTAACACGTTGCTCCAAGGTGCAGGTGCGATTGTCATGAAGCAGGCACTGGTGATACTAGAGTCAAGTCTTAGAAAGAATAAGATTGATTTCAAGTTTGTCGCTAATGTGCATGACGAATGGCAGATTGAAGTAAAAGAAGAGCAGGCAGAAGACGCAGGTAAATTAGGTGTCTTAGCTATTGAAGAAGCAGGCAGGGTGTTGAACATGAGATGCCCATTAACAGGTGAATTTAAGACAGGATACACATGGGAACAGACACACTAAACTTACAAGAGTCAATGGCAGAGGCAGATGATGTTATTGTCATTATGATTAACGCAGGTCACTTACAGGTTCATTCCTCAGTGGACAGCAAGGGAGAGTTCTTTGAGATACTAGACGTTGTAGCTGAAATGGCAGACGATTATTATCCTGATGAAAGTGTTGACAACTTACACTAAAAGTTGTATAATAGTAGTTCAGTTGTATTTTATTTATATTTCTTAGTTAAAGGAAACAAGATGTCAAAAGTTATTAAGATTCAAGCAGACCTTATGTGGGCTTTTTTAGATACACCTAACAACCTTTCAGGTAAATATCAGGTTGATTTGTGTAATTTAACCCCTGAGACAATCGCTGAGTTGGAAGAGTTAGGTGTTAAGGTGAATAATAAAGAAGGTAAAGGCTTCTACATTACAGCTAAATCAGCTAAGTACCCAGTCACTACTGTGGACAAGGACAACAAGCCTGTTACAGTTAAAGTAGCGAATGGTTCTAAGGGCGTTGCAACATGTAAGACGTATGACTTCGCTAAACCATACAAAGGCGTAGGCGTTGGTATTAACCACCTAGTAGTAACTGATTTGATTGCTTATGAAGCACCAGAAGAATCACCTCTATAACTAACATTGAAAGGTAACAAATGGCAACAAAGAAAACAGCAACAGATTCTAAACCATCAGTAGAAAAAGTAACGTCTAAGTTTCGTGTCGTAATTCCAGGCATCGTAGACTTTGATAGTGATGCGTATGACTTCTTCATTGATAGTGATGGTGAGGTACGTTTAGATGATACATGGTTTGCAGGTACAGACCAAGCGGTTAAAGCTTTACGTACCATGGCTGACTTCTTAGAGTCTTATAATCAAAAGATGTTAGGTAAGTAATGAAAGCTCTCATCGATGGTGACATCTTAGTATATAGGATTGCCTTTGCCTCCCAAGAAGAGAATGAAGCAATCGCTAAGGCTAGGATGTCTGCCTTCGTTGAAGAGTTAGTAACACCATCTGATATTAGTTCTATTGAAGGTTATCTCACTGGTAAAGGTAATTTTAGAAATGAGGTAGCAGTCACTGCAACATATAAAGGTAATCGTAAAGACGTAGCTAAACCTGTCCACTATCAATTGTTAAGAGACTACCTAGAAAAAGAATGGGGTTTCTTAATGATAACTGGGCAGGAGGCTGACGATGCAATAGGTATCAAGGCGTACACGATGGATGAAAAAGATTACATCATCATGTCAATTGATAAAGACCTAGATATGATTAGAGGATGGCATTACAACTTTGTCAAGAAGGAGAAGTACTTTGTTAAAGAAGAAGATACCATGAGAACCTTCTACAAACAAGTGCTAACAGGCGATAGGACAGACAACATTGAAGGCTTGAAAGGTATAGGTCCTGTTAAAGCTGAGAGGATTCTTAAGGAATGCAAAACAGACAGAGAGATGTACGAGGAAGTACTAAAGGCTTACGACAACAACGAACAAAGAGTGCTAGAGAACGGACAGCTGTTGTGGATAAGAAGACAAACAGACCACCTCTGGCAACCGCCCAGTTAGTTTATGTCGAATGGGTAGATGCAGTAAGTGATGGTGGTTGGGAAGATAATGTTAAAGTTGATATTCATCCAGTAAGAACAGTTGGTTTTATTGTTGATGAAAACAAAAATGGTATTTGTCTTGCCTCTACGTTATCACATGAAATGAGCAATGCTCGCATGCATATACCAAAGGCATGGATTACGAAGAGAAAGGTTATTAAACTTGAAACCACAATCAGCAAAAGCAAAAGGAAGAAACCTGCAAAAGTGGGTGAGGGACAAAATACTAGCAACGTATCCCAGTCTTGAGCAAGATGATGTAAGAAGTACAAGTATGGGAGCAGGGGGTGAGGATGTTCAATTGTCTCCTGCAGCTAGAGAGATGTTTCCCTACCAGGTTGAGTGTAAGTCATTAGCAAGAGTTGCTGTGTATAATTATTACGAGCAAGCTAAAGAGCATGGCTACCACCAACCAGTAGTGTTTATCAAGCAGAATGGGGAAAGACCACTAGCAATTATTGACGCAGATTATTTCTTTAAGATGGTGAGCAAATGACATGTGGTAATTGTATTGACGCTCAAGTATTTTATGAGCTAGAGTTAGAATCAAAGTTAATGAGAGCACGTATGGAACGTCTAGAAGCTGAGAACAAAACACTACAAGACCAGGTAGATACCTTGCTGTTAGTGACTAAAGCCAGTGAAGAAGACAGAGTACGTATCATGCAATCGATTTGGAAAGGAACAATAGAAAAGAATGGTTAACAGATATACAATTATTTTTAACACGATTAACGATGACATTGAGAACATGCATCCTGAAATCCACTACAACAAGCAAGCACAGTTCTCGTTTGAGGTAGCAGACTCAGCAACGTATGATGTACCAGTTCGTGGGTTCTGTAACTTCTTAAGTAGTATTTATGGTTACGACATTGCTAGCAAGTTTGTAGAGGAATAAGATGACAACACATTTAATACTACCTGACATGCAGGTTAAAGAGGGCGTAGACCTCTCCTACTTAGATTGGGTTGGTAAGTATATTGTTGACAAGAAACCAGATGTGATTATTAACATTGGTGACTTTGCTGACATGCCTAGCTTATCGATGTACGATATAGGTAAGAAGAGTTTTGAAGGACGTAGATACAAGAAAGATATTGACGTAACCAAGCAGGCAATGGATAGGCTTCTAGCACCTTTGAAAGCTTTTAATGAGAAAGCTAAGAAGAACAAAGAGAAGCAGTACAAGCCACGTATGGTGTTAACATTAGGTAATCATGAAGAGCGTATTCTTAGAGCAGTTGAAAGTGACCCAAAGTTGGATGGTACTATGTCTATCAATGACCTGGGATATGCTGAAGCAGGATGGACAGTCATCCCTTATCTTGCTCCTGTTGTCATTGATGGTGTGGTGTATTGTCACTATTTTACAAGTGGGGTCATGGGTCGACCAGTTGCTAGTGCTGCTGCATTGCTCACTAAGCGTCACATGTCTGCTGTTATGGGGCATGTCCAGCACAGAGGAATAGCATATGCTAACAAAGCTGATGGTACACAGATTACAGGCTTGTTTGTAGGTTGTTGTTATTTACATGACGAAGACTACTTAGGTTCACAAGGTAATAAGTATTGGCGTGGTGTCTGGATGTTGCATGAAGTTAACAATGGAAGCTTTGATGAGATGCCAGTTAGTTTAAATTATTTAAGGAAGAAGTATGGCAGTGATAACTGATGAAGCAATAGCCTCTTGGCGTGAGTGGACTAAACAACAAGATGAAAAATGTCACTATGGCAAAGAAGACCAAGGTGATTTGATGGCAAAGCAAGTAGGAGGTACTCACTACAAACGTGCACATCAGCCTTGGGAAATCATTGAGGAGTGGGAGCTAAACTATTGGGCAGGTAATGTCTTAAAGTATTTGTTGCGATATAAGTACAAGAATGGTGTTGAAGACCTTGAGAAAGCTAAACACTATCTTGAGTATTTAATTAAACATGAAAACTCTTGACAATAATAAGAACAAGGAGTACAATATATGGCTCTAACTTTAAGAGATATCCTGACTAGGCTAGCACAGTTAGATGAGATAACATTACTAGAAGTATTACAAATTAATTCTGAAGATATCGTTGAACGATTTATTGACGTTATTGAAGAACACGCAGACAGACTGGAGAAAGAACTTGAGTAAGTACGAATTAACACCTTATAACACCTTCATTGCCAAGAGTAGGTACTCTCGTTATTTAGATGAACAAGGTAGACGTGAACACTGGGGTGAGACAGTAGAACGTTACTTTGATTTCATGACAAAGAATCTGAAAGAGAAGAATGGCTACACGTTAACACCTGAGTTACGTGCAGAGTTAGAAGATGCTGTAAAGCATTTAGAAGTAGTACCAAGTATGCGAGCTGTAATGACTGCAGGACCTGCGTTAGAGCGTCAGAACGTGGCTGCATTCAACTGTTCATACCTTCCTATCGATGACCCTAAAGCTTTTGATGAAGCGATGTACATCTTGTTATGTGGTACTGGTGTAGGTTTTAGCGTGGAGCAACAATATGTTAAGCAGTTACCTGAAGTGCCAGATAAGTTGTTTGATAGTGAGACTACTATTAGCGTGTCGGATTCTAAAGAAGGATGGGCAAAATCGCTTAGACAGCTCATTGCTCTTTTATATTCTGGTGAGATTCCAAGGTACGATGTATCCAAAGTTAGACCTGCAGGAGCAAGACTTAAAACATTCGGAGGACGTGCTTCTGGACCAGGACCTTTGGAAGAGCTTTATAAGTTTTGTATCACCAAGTTCAGAGGGGCAGCTGGTAGGCGTTTATCATCACTCGAATGTCATGATATTCTCTGCAAAATCGGGGAAGTTGTTGTCGTGGGTGGAGTACGAAGAAGTGCAATGATTAGTTTGTCTGATTTGTCTGATGACAAGATGGCACATGCTAAGGCAGGTAATTGGTGGGATGGTCAGGGTCAAAGAGCGTTAGCGAATAACTCTGCCACTTACAGTGAGCGTCCTGGTATTGGTCAGTTTATGCGTGAGTGGACAAGTATTTATGAGTCACACAGTGGCGAGAGAGGAATCTTTAATCGTGATGCGTCACAGAAACAAGCTGCAAAGAATGGCAGAAGAGACAGTACTTACGACTTTGGTACGAACCCTTGCTCTGAAATCATTCTTCGCCCTTATCAGTTCTGTAATCTATCCTCTTGCATTGTTCGCAGTGATGATACTATGGATACTTTGGAACGTAAGATTAGGTTGGCAACGATTCTTGGGACTTTTCAAGCAACGTTAACAAACTTCCCTTACCTACGTAAGATTTGGCAGAAGAATACTGAAGAAGAAGCACTACTAGGTGTATCCATGACTGGTATCCTAGATAATGCATTGTTAAATAACCCTGATGATGTAGAGTTACCTAAAAGATTGGAGAAGCTAAAAGATGTTGCTGTATCTGTTAATGCTGAGTTCGCTACTGCTGTTGGGATTAATCAGTCTGTGGCTGTTACAGCAATTAAACCTGAAGGGACTGTATCTCAACTCTGTTCGACTGCGAGTGGTATTCATCCTCAGCATAGTCAATACTATATTCGTAGGGTTAGAGCTGATAATAAAGACCCTTTAACTCAGTTCATGATTCAGTCAGGGTTTGTAGCAGAGCCTTGTGTGATGAAGCCTGATAGTACTACTGTATTTAGCTTCCCTGTCAAGGTTGCTGACGGTGCTCTATTACGTGAAGAGTTGTCTGCGTTACAGCACTTGAAGTTATGGTTATTGTTTCAGAGACATTACTGTGAACACAAACCTTCAGTAACTATCAGTGTTAAAGAAGACGAATGGATGGCAGTTGGGGCTTGGGTGTGGGAACACTTTGATGAGGTAACTGGTGTATCGTTCTTGCCAATGGATGGTGGAACATACAAGCAAGCACCTTATGAAGAATGTACTGAAGAGCAATACAATCAGTTGCGTATGTTAGTACCTGATTCTGTTGATTGGGAAAACTTTAAGGAGTATGACGATAACGTAGAAGGTGCTCAGATGTTATCATGTACTGCAGGAGGATGTGCAATATGAAAGTAGAATTTTATTGGATTACTGGGTTTGCTATTGGATTTGAATACGCTAACCTAGATGAAGGAAAGTACTTTGTCCTTGACCTAGGTATCTTACGTATTTTATTTAGTAACGAAGAAGATTAATCTGATACGTCTTCTTGTAAGCCGTACTTAGAAAGTTCTTTAGCATAGTACTTGGCTAGTTGCTGTGGGTCTTGAATAATACGACCTAGAGTAGCTAGCCTTTCTTGCTTTCTAACATCTGTAATTACTCTCTTAATTTCTTTTGCTTGTAATGGTCTTGGTAAAGCATTAAATCCTGGGTTATTAGCATAGGGCTGTAGTAGTTTAGCTGTTAAATCACCAATACGATTTTCCATTTCAGCATATTGTTCACCAGTTAATTCTAAACCACCAACGCTTCTAGTTGTACGTGTTACCTTTAGATATGGATTATCAAATAACTTGTTAACAGCTTCTCTATCAGCATTCTCTACGTTAAAGCCAGTAACAACGCCACCTACAGTACCTAAGTCTTGTTCTTGACCTACAAGGTTAACCTGAGCAGGTAAGTCTTGTCTTAAGCCTGGTATGCGTGATTTAAGACTATTAACAATCCAGTTAGCTAATTCAGGGTCTCTAATCTCACGCTTGACATCATCCTCAAGTCTTGCTATTTGGTTAACAATTGCAGGAACAATAGGATTAGTTAGACTTACAATAAAAGACTCAGCATATCTATCTGATTCTTGCATTGCTAGCATTAACTTAGACAAGCCTTCAGTAAATGTTTTGTCTACCATATTAGTACCAACAATCTTTAAGAAATCAGTAATCTCTAAACCTTTACCACTGATACGCCCTTCTTTTAGACCTTGCATGGTGTCTGCTACGAGACCTAATACAGTTGACACTGGCTCTAACTTCTGATAGCTAATCCACTGGTCTCCAACCTTTACAGACATTGGAGGAATTTTAGCTGTAATCTGTCTTTGTCTCTCAGCAGGGTCGCTAGAATAATGTCCTGTTAATACACCTGCATTAACCATGCTGTAAGCAGAGAACATTAAACCTGCACCCATCATCTGCTGTACGTAGAAGTCAGGAATCTTAGACTGTTTAAAATTCATCTCGCCTTGAAGACGTGCAGCTTGTTCTAAGTATCTTGCTTGAGTATCAATGTTTGTTGCATTGTTCGCTTTATCTAACAATGTTTCACGCCTTGCAGCTAATAACTTAATGTCTTTCTTTGCTTGCCCTACCCTAGCCATGCCTAAGCCTGGTAGATAACCCATAGCTTCTTTCCATACGTTAGTAGGTGTAGTAACAAAAGGAACAATTAAGTTAAGTTCTGGAATAGCATCTTTAGCTTGAACCATCTGACGTGCTAGCTTATCAATAGCAGCGTTACCAAGACGTGAACGGAAAGAATTAAACATCTTAAACTCATTCAATTGCTGTGCTAGTTCTGGAGACAAGTCTGCTAATGTTTGTTGCCATGATTGATTGGCAGGAATCTTGCCTAAAGCAATATCTTCTAACTGCTTAACAAAAGCATCCTTAGACATACCTTGTCTTTTGAAGAATTCATCTGGAAACTTGTTAGCAATACGCTGACGCATAGCATTAAATTCCATACGTTCTAGAACAGCACCAAGACCTTCGTCAAGGGCAGCAGTTGCTCTAATAGGATATGAGAATAAAGCTTCTACATATTTGTTCTCAGATATATCAAAAGCTTTTTGACCTCTAGCATCTAAGTTAAAGGGACGTGCTTTAAAGGTACTTACAAAACGTGGGAATGCTTCCATGAAACCAGTAGTAATACCTTCTAGCATTGCACCTGCTTCTCTAAAGTCACCACGTGATGCACGTAATATAGGCTGCATACCAATCTGCATTGTTTGAGATATAGCATTAATAACGTGAGTAGAAATACCAGACAAATAACTAAAGCGTGTATAAGCTGCAATACGCTCACGAATACTAGGCTTCTCTAATAATTTAATGTATGATTGTAAAACAGCAGCTTTCGCTTCTGCGTCAGTTGCGTTAGAGTGGTTAATTAAATGGTCATGCCCTTTAAGCATGTTCTTAAGAAACTCTTTACATTTATCAGTAATCTTCATTAACACTTACCTTCTCGGAATAGTTGAGCAATGTCTGCATTTTTCTTCATCTGTTGCTTGAAATACTTTCTCATATTACCAGCCTTAGACCATGCATTACCATCACCAACATATCCAGCAGTTACTGCCATGCTATCAACCCATCTATTTAATAATGCTACAGAAGCAGTATCATTACCTGTTTCCAAAGCATTAAGTAATTGTTTATTTAACAGTGGAAGATTTGCTTGCATGTTCTCAAATGCTTTAGTAGCAAGAGTTCTTGCAGCAGGGTCCATTACTTCGCCCTTCTTTAAATTCATTAGAAGACGCTCACCAACTTCCTGAGCACTCATTCTTTCTGAAGAAGGAGCAGACGCTAACATTTTATTAGCAGCAGCTTCAGCTTCTTGAACCATCTCAGGAGTAGTCTTACCTAAGTCAGACATCTGTGATATACGTCTTGGACTAATAGACATAGCTACATTCATTACTTTGTAAGCATCATCATCAACGTCTGCTAACATAGACAAATACTTACTAGCCTGTACTTCGTTTAGGTCTTTAAGCTTTTCAATTTGTTTAGCAGTTAAATCAGAAGGTTGTCTACGTGGTAAGAAACTCTTGTAGAACCTCATGTCACATCGTTTGGTCATATTGTACATCCATCAAAAGCACCATTCTTTAACAGAGTTACAAATTCATCGTGACCCATGCCACCTTTTGCATACTCTTCAAATGATTTAGGTTTAAAATTACGACCTTCAATACTCTTTAGTTCGTCTATCATCTTTTGATATCCTTTAACCTGATACACTACATCTTCAGGAGATACCTTTACGCCTTGAGCTGAGTATGCTTCTTGAATCTTTTTGAAGCTGTAGTCTTGGTTCATGGATGATGTTAACTTTGGTTTACCATTGATTTCTTGAACGGTCTGACCATAATTATATACCATTTTTGAGAAATCGTCAAGGTTTTTATTCACTGGATTAATTAAAGTATCCAATGACTTAGACATACTAAATGGAATTGTTTGAGCTTGTTGTCCTGAGAGACCTGCTAGCTTCTGTACTTCCTTACCTTTGTTGATAACTTCTTGTCTTACTTGTTGAGCTAGTCTAAAAGCAGTAGCATCATCAACATTTAAAGACTGCTTAACAAAGTCCACATAAGCATCGTGGTTTTTAGATTTAGATTTAGGGTTAGCAATGATATACAAAGCTTTATCTAAATCAGTTTCAAATTCAACACCAGACTTAAAGAACGATGGTTTAGCACCTCCTAGATATTGGGGTAGTTTAGGTAGCTCTACTTGGTTTTGAACGCCAGGAACAGCGTTTTGAACGATATTAGGGGTATTGATAGAGGTGAGTGTATCTCGTACATCTGTTTGCGGAGCAGCATTAAAGTTTACATCTTGACCTGCTTTACTCGTAGGGAAACCAGTGTCAGCTTCTGTCTTTGCTCTAACATCAACGTCAAAAAGTTTACCAAAACCAGCACCAAGTAGACCACCAGCCGTAGCTCCTACAGCTGCACTAAAAGCCCTAGCACCTAGTGTGTCTTCTGTGCCATAGATAGGGTCAAAGAATCCTTGTGCACCACCTAAGATAACACCTTCAGTAGCAAGACCACGAATTGTATTTGCACCACCACCCATCAAGTTAACAGGGTCAAAAAGAGTACCAGCAATATAACCACCATAAGAAGCAGTTTTACTACCTTGAATCTTTGCTAACTCGTATTCAAACTCTCTACGGATATCTGTTTGTTTCTGAGTCTCTGCTGATACACCTGAAGGAGTAATC